GCAACCCGTACAGGCCGCACAGACGGTTGGGAATACAAACACACAGCCTAACTTTTTCTGCCGTCCTGTGGCCTCCCGAGAGGAGGCGCTTGGGGTCCCGGTAGACTTTATGGGTGCTCCAATGTTCTTCCCGGACCTTGCCCATAATGTGGTCTACATGAAACGATTCAATACCAACAGCGGTGCAGCTGATGTGTTCGAGTTTAAGCTCGATGTACCCAGAGAAAAACAGCAACAAGCCCCTGCGCAGGTGGCGGCCTTTGCTCCACTGGACGAGTTTATAGACATGAAGGACACAGTGCAAAACCTAAAAGATGAGGTGGACAGACTGAAAAAGCCCGCTGGAAAGGCAGTGAAAAAGAATGATGCCTCCGATGAATAATCCCATGATGGCTATGCTCCAGATGGCACGGAACGGCGGAAATCCCATGCAAATGCTTCAGCAAATGGCTGGGCAAAACCCACAGGCCGCCCAGGCTATGCGGCTCATCCAGGGGAAAAACCCGCAGCAGCTCCGCCAAACTGCGGAGAACATGGCAAAGCAGAGAGGGACCTCAGTTGAGGAGATCGCAAGACAGCTTGGGCTTCCGATGAAATAAAATAGCGCACTCTTTATCAGTTTTCGGGTCTTGATAAAAACCGCTCTTTGGAAACATCCGGGGAGCGTACGGCCCCGATGTAATAACTGATAAAGGAGTATATACAATGGATAACGATTTTGCGACTGGCTATGCGCTGGGCAGCGATTCCAACGGCGGCAACTGTAACAACGGCTTTGGTGGCGATGCCTGGGGTGGTATTTGGGGCATCATCATTCTAGCTATGGTCTTTGGCTGGGGACGCGGGGGCTTCGGTTTCGGCGGCTTCGGCGGTGGCGGTGCCAGCACTGATCCCGGACTCCAGGGCCTTGCCACCCGCGCAGATGTAAACGAGGCCATTGCCTTCAACGGTGTGGAGCGCGGCATCTCTGCTATCCAGCAGGGCATCTGTGACAGCACTTATGCCCTGAACAACAGCATTACCAGCGGCTTCAACAACACAAATGTGGCTCTGCTTCAGGGCTTCAACGGTGTCCAGTCTCAGATGTGCAATATGGCCGCTCAGGCTCAGGATTTCTGCTGCCAGACCCAGCGGGCCATTGATGGTGTGAATTACAACATGGCCACCAACACCTGCGCCATCCAGAACACCATCCAGGGCAGCACCCGCGATATCCTGGAGAATAACAACTCCAACACCCGCGCCATTCTGGACTTCCTGACTCAGAGCAAGATCGATTCCCTCCAGGCGGAGAATCAGTCTCTGAAGCTGGCTGCCTCCCAGGCCAACCAGAACAGCTACCTGACCGCTACTCTGGATGCCCAGACCTCTGAGCTGATCCGCCGGATCAACCCCATGCCCGTGCCCGCCTATCAGGTGCCCGCCCCTTATCCCTACTGCGGGGCCTATAACAACGGCTGCGGCTGTGGCTGCTAAATTGCATCAAAATCGAGGCAATTAAATTTCCGGCTCTGCCGTGACTACTTCGGGGCGGTGGGCTGAGTGTCTGCCGCCCCTGATTTTTTGGAGGTAAACCTATATGCACACTATTGATGAAGTAAAACAAGAACTCATTGAGCACCTCTATAGCCTAGATAAAACGAAAATGAGTGTTTCAGAGCTGCGGACTTATGCTGATACCGTTCAGGTGGCCTGCAATATCGCTAAATCAGACAAAGACGATATGTTTTTGGAAATATTCAAGACAATCAATTCTGGTGCTGGATTCAACCGGGCTGCCGCAACAAAGGAGGATGGCTGACCATGGCATGTAAACCTGTATGCAGACTTTGCGACCGGCTCGTGCTTTCTCAGGCGGTCGCCTTTACCGGCGGGAACCTGGAGATCAACCTGCCTGCTGGAGCCTACAAAAACGGAGAGAAGTATTGCGTGGTCGTGGCTCAGGCCATCCCCGACACCACCACCATCAATGCTCCGGTGTATTTTACCATCGGGACCGGAACCACTCTCTATCCCATGACGAAGCGGAATTGCGCTCAGGTCACCGCCTGCGGCATCCGTACCCGGACCAAATACTCTTTCTGTGTCGTGACCACCCCCACCGGCGGCTCGTTCCGTATGCTGGGCACTCCCTGCTGCTCCCCCAGCAACAACCTCACCAGCATTGACGGGGGCGCTGCTCCCGCCCCTACGGCGTAAGGAGGGATCAAGATGAAACGATCCACACGGATGATGCTCATGTCCAGTGGCAGCAATCGCCGCTACAACGATGGACGCAGCTATGAAAACTACGATGTTGATGATAAATTCCGTGACCGCCGTGGCCGGGAGCACTATGACAACGGTCGGTATGCGCCTCGTTCTGAGATGATGGAGCCGGAGGACCGGGGATATCGTCGATATTCTGATGGCCGTTTTGCCCCTCGCAATGATGGTGGGACGTGGGTGGAGAGCAACTACTGGGATGACCGCATGACGGGCCCTCAGTCCCACTATGGCTATCCATACTATATGCCTCCGGCCTATACTGATAGACGGGAGATGACTAGGCCCATGAATAAGATCGGATTCGCCATTTCCGGTGAGGGTGAAATGAAGACCCCCAGGGAGTTTGAGCACGACTACCGAATGAACGAAATGGAATACCGGAGAGGTGGAGAGCGAATGAGTGGCTATGGAGCCGCTTCCGGGCACATGCCCTTCGACCGCCGTATGGCGGAGGAATGGACTGCCAATATGGAAAATGAGGACGGCACAAAGGGGCCTCATTGGTCGTTTGAGCAGGCCAAGCAGGTCATGGCCCAGCGCGGGATCGAGTGCGACCCTGCGGAGTTCTGGGCGGCCCTCAACATGATCTACAGCGATTACGTCAAGGTCGCCAAAAAGTTCAACGTGGGGAGCAATATCGACTTCTACGTGGACATGGCGAAAGCGTTCCTGGACGACAAGGACGCCGGACCGGACAAGCTCGCTAAGTATTATCAGTATGTCGTGAGATGACAGATCCGCCCTCAGAAATGGGGGCGGATTCATTCTGCAATAGATTAGCAATAGACAAAATTTTTGGAACACTTCTAACATTTTTATAAAGCAAAAAAGTGATGGAAACTAGCTGTTTAAGCTAATATCCATCACTTTTTGGTGGAGATAAGCGGGATCGAACCGCTGACCTCTTGAATGCCATTCATAGAAAAACCCAGTAATATCAAGGCTTTCCGGGATTTTTTCTGCAATAGATTAGTAATAGGCTAAATTGCGTCGGTCACCTTTCTGAGGTCTTCAAAGGAGACATCTTGATAATGACGAAGCATTTCCGGAGAGGTATGGCCCATCAATTCCAGCTTGTCTTTATCGGAACCGGCCACCCGCTTCATCATCGTTGCAAAGGTGTGGCGGCAACTGTGTGGAGTGTATTTTCTCCTCTTGACACCATCGACTTCTAGTATTGGATTGTCGATCCCGCAATCGTTCAGTACAGAATAAAAGAGAGACCGATATGCGGCTATGTTCATTTGGCTACCGTCAGGAGAACAGAAGACCGGCCCCGAGAGCTTGTCTTTTGTAAGGCGGTCCACAATAGGTTGGATCTTTGGGGACACCGTGACAATACGGTCCTTTCCGGCGTCCGTTTTGGCACCGCCAATAAATGCACGCTCTTTTCGGTTGTAGTTGATGGCGTCCAATGCAAGGAACTCAGATGGCCGGAATCCTAGATAGCACTGGCACAGAACATAGTCCGCACCTACAACCGATGAGATATGAGCCTCTATTGACCTGACAGCAGCCTCAGGTAGTGCATCCTTTCCAGAACCAGCCTCTCCCCCAACGATCAGATACTGGCCCATATTGATTTTTGCCATATTGCGCGGGATCGCATACTTATAGATAAGCCCGGCCAGAGCTTTCATATTTTCCTGCGTTCGCTTTCCCTTCCCACAGGAGTCTAAACACTCCTGAAGATCATCCACTGTAATGTCTGCCAGCTTCTGATGCCAAATGGGCCTGAAATACTTTTTAGCAGCCCGGTAGCAGTCCATTGTTGACTTTCCGGCTCGGTGGGTCGGCTCCCACGAATCATAGAGTTCGATGAAAGTGGTGGGACGTGTTTTGTCTTCTCGCCCAACCAATGGAAGATACTCCACAGCCTCTTTTTTCGTCCTGAATCCAGATTTTGAGCGGGTGATCCTCCGCATAGTTCCATCTGCTGCGGGCTCATAGCCGATGGTCCTTACGGCGATCCACTTTTTGTTGGGAAGCTGATACACGGAGCCCTGACCATTTCCGCGGCCTTTTGGATTTTGCCTGATATTTTGTGCAACTCCGCAGAGCATACAGAACCGGCTTCCATCTGGTATTTCTCCCCTGCATTTTCTGCATTTCATTGACAGTTTCCCTCCTATCATGTAAAATAGAAGGGCAGATCGCCGACCATAGCTTCTGCCCCCCTTCCCTGCCCGGTGTTGGTAGCGCCGGGTGGGGATTTTTATTTATCAAGTTCCTTTATGTCTTTTGCTGTATGCTTGGAAATTGCAGATTTCCCTGTTTTCTCCTCTAGTTCTTGCCGGGCGTTTTTGGCGATGGCACCACCTTGTTGTGCAACCTTTTTGCTTGGCTCGAGTCCTTGTGGGTTGGTAGCTCTTGAAATTTCGGTTGTGGATACTTCCGCAAGCATATTAAGGACTAATTCAGTATTTGTCATATTGTCTCGGAGGCTTTCCTTTTTCAGTCCCTTGTATGCTTTATATTCCCCTGTAGTCATTCCAGCCCATGCTTTTGTTAATTCGTTGGTGAGAATTGCATACTCTAAGTCTTTAATCCCGGCCCGGTCCCACTCATCGGTAAGCTCCTTGCGAAATTCAATAGATTTAAGACGTTGTGTGATCCATTTGTCGGAATACCCTTTTTTCTTGTAATTATAAAGGGCCCTTTGAATTGCCAATTCAGGATCAGCTGTTTCGTCTAAACGCTGGCTACCTACCATGGCAAGCCATTGTTTGAAAGGCTCTGCTTTAGGAGATGATATAGACTGGATAATTCTCAACATTCCTTTTGTGTCGGTTGCTTGTACACGTCTAGATTTTCCATCAGCAGCCGTCATTGTAACCAGGGTACAAATTGTACCCCAGTTCAAATTTAATTCTGGGTCTCTGGATTTCATCTTTTTAATATACTGTTTTACATCTGCACTATCGGTTAACGCCTCTACAACATCTTGGATTGAAAAATACCATTCCTCTTTTTCAGAATCCCAAGCTGTTCTGATTTCCTTACTTTCAAACAACTTGATTGCTGTCTTTTTATCTCCCATACAATTATCCTTTCTAGTTTCTCATCCTCGCCACCTCGGGCGGGGCTTTTATTTCCCCCAAAACCCAAACAGCCCCTTCCTCCTCTTCTCTCTCCTGTCCAGCTCTGCGTTGATCTGCTCAGTCTGCTGGATGATATGCCGCAGCCCCTCCTCTGACATTCCCTTCCGGTGCGCCTGGGCGTACATCAGAAACGCACGAGCTTCAGCACAGAACGAGTCATCGTCCAGGGACTTGATTCTCTCTACGGTCCATGAGGTGATATTTTCGGGGGTGAGATGGTTCATATTGATAAGACCTCGGTATTTTTATGTTTCTAGAAGTATAGCTCAGTAGCTAGATTTCCGTGAGTGTACCAACAAACGACCTTACGCATAAAATCTTCAGTCACACCAAAGTGTTCAGCTAATGAATAAATGTCTGTATAACCTTCTGCAACAGCATTATCCAGGTCTTCTTCGGATATATAATTTTGCACAGCCCACTTCCACGCCTTATGCTCATGCTTCTCTACCAGGTCGAAAGGACTACACACCTTATGTGTGGCTCCTGTAGAGGCGTGTCCGCCTTCATGCGCAACAATGACAGCTTCCTCACTTGAAGAAGCGACATTATCAAAATCTATAAAGATACCGTAAGATCCGTCAACTTCCATAGTAACAGCTTTATCACCTTGCAGGGACCACATATAAAATCTGGTTCCAGATTCTCTTAACTTCTGATAAAGTGATAAAAGCCGCTCCATATAATGTTACCCTTTCCCTTTTTCTATGTCCGATTTCATAAAACGGGCCATATCAAGAAGCATCTTTTTCTTTTCGTCTGGGAGGTCCCTGGACTCTTTGTAAAAAGCATAGGTAAAATCATCCATTGTAATCTCGCGCTCACCCTCCTGGGTGGGCGCTTTTTTTGTTTTCTCTCCGGTCAAGAGATAGTCGGTAGTTACGCCGAAGTAATCGGCTACACGTTTGAGTTTATCAGCAGACGGAGATGAACATGACCATCCACGTACCGTACCATTTCCAAATTTGAGGTCACGTTCTAGTCGAAAAATAGAAATACCTCTAGCCTCACATAAGTTGCGTATTTT